GTGCTTGTGGGTGATGCCAAGAAGTGCAAGAGCATGAGCGACATGCTGCTCAATGAACACAATATCTATGTCCAGCCAATTAACTATCCTACGGTTGAGGAAGGAACGGAGCGTTTAAGATTTGCTCCTACGCCTTATCATGATGATGGGATGATTGAGGATCTAATCCTGGCTCTGAAGGCTGTGTTTGTAGAGCATCAGGACTAAGCAAAAATTGATCATCAATGTGATCAGGCGATCCTGCTTCAAAAATAACACCGCTTTGAGATATTAGTTCCACACTGTGTGGACTCATCTCTCCAATGTCAACTGTCTTTCCTTCTTGTATTAGTACTTCTCTTTGTTGTCCTGTTTTAATATCAATAAAAATAATCTTAAAGTTACCTGCATTAATAAACCAACTTTTTTTTCTATTCTTATGAATCATCATAGGAGTTTTTGCTCCTTGTTTATTAAACACAAGTATTTTACCAGAATATTCTTCGTTAGAACTCCAGGTAATTTCATATCCCCACGATCTATCTTCTTTTCCTTGTGGCATTAAAGTCATTGTCTTTGCTCCACAATTTTATCGATCAGCCCATATTCAAGTGCTTCTTCGGCACTCATAAATTTATCACGTTCCATGTCTGCCGCAAGTTGATCGTAGGTTTTGCCTTTTGAATTATGTTTTACATAAATGTTAGTTAAATTCTTTTTCATCTTAAGAATTTCTGTGACTTGAATTTCCATATCGGTAGCCTGTCCTCCAGCACCACCGCTTGGTTGGTGAATCATATGTCTTGCATTAGGTAACATAAAACGCTTACCGGATGCACCCGCCTGTGCGAGAAGTGAACCCATAGAGCATGCCTGTCCCATTACATATGTTTTAATATCCGATTTGATAAATTGCATAGTATCATAAATGCTCATTCCGGCTGTAACGACACCCCCCGGACTGTTTATGAATAGTGAGATATCCTTGTCTGGATTTTCACTTTCCAAAAACAACAACTGTGCAACAACTAAGTTTGCCATATGATCCTCAATTGGACCATTTAACATTATAATTCTTTCTTTTAATAATCTACTGTAGATATCAAAGGCTCTTTCACCCTTGCTTGTAGATTCAATCACCATTGGTACTAATGCCATTTTTTATGTTCCTTTAATTAATTCTTTATATTAACTTATATTATTCTATTTGTCAAGTAAAGATTTATAATATGAATCATTTCTTAACCAATCATAGTATATTTGGAATCCTTCCTCAACATCAACCTTTGGATCAAAACCAAAATGTTCCTTGGCCTTTGTTATGTCCAATGCTCCTCTGCTTGGAAAGTCCGCATCCTTATCTCTTACTTCTATGTTGCCCTTGCCCGCAAGTTGAACTGCAAACTGTGCTGCCCTGTGAAGCGTCACGGAATGGCTCTTGGTAATGTTGTATGTTTCATTGGCTGCCCTTTCGCTTAGGGTTGCCTTGACTATGCCATCCACGGCATCATCAACGTAGGTAAAGTCCAGTGTTTCGTTCTTGCCATTTACCTTTAGTGTTCCATCTCTCATTGCCGTTAATAGAAACTTGCTGATCACTCTGTCCTCAACATCGAGAGGGCCATAAACGGCACTGGGCCTTATTATGGTATGCTCCAATCCATGCTTTCGGGTATAGTCTCTTATCAGCATTTCGCCGGCCAGTTTCATTATTGCATACTGTCCTTGTGGATTGCACGTTGAATCCTCAGTCACATAATCCTCAAAGTCTCCATACACCATGCTGCTTGAAGTGTATATGATTCTTTTAACAGAATACCTTACGCAACATTCCAATATGTTTAGCAGTCCTTCGCTCATTACCCTTGATGCAACAGCAGGATTTGCATTCACTACCTTTTGCCTTGGAAAACTGGCAAGATGTATTATGGCTTCTGGTTTAATGTTTTCAATCACACGCTCCACTGATGCTGTATCAGCAATGTCCGTGCTGTATGCGAATATTCCGGGAATCTTCTTTCTGCGCTCCGCAACAAGATGATTTAATTCTGGTAGTGGGATAATTCCATAATTGGTTGCGTTATCAATTATGAATACTTCGTGACCAAGATCCGCCAATTTTCTTACAACATTATGTCCTATTAGGCCCAATCCGCCCGTAACAATTATCTTCATACTATTATTATATGCTCATGTGTTAAAAAATTCAACAAACTTGAAGTTATTTCATCCAAAATAATCTATAAAAGGACTTGACAAACCCGGACAAATTTGCTATAATGTATGTATTAATTAGGCAAACAGAAAGGCTACAAAATGGGATTAGAAAATAGAGCGTTAGACACAATCATTCACAGGTTCAAGACCAAGCAGAAAACACCCCCACCAATATGGTTCGAGCATGGAACCCTTTGGGCAGATACCAATAGCGAACAGGACGTACAGATTATTGTGGAAGGACTACAGGCAGTGATTGCTCCTACTTGCAAGGTAAATGTATCCAAACTTAAAGCAACCAAAACGGAACCCTGGGATCAATATGCGTTTGACATAACCGCACCGGAGGGTATATAATATGACTATGAGAACACAACCACAAGATATTATAGATAGGCTTGAAGCAGACAATAGTCGATTAGCCAAGGAACAGATCATAGAAGATGCAATGAACGAAGGACTTGATGAGTTCTTTGAAGGTGTTGTAATGTGTTTGGATAAGTTGCACACGTTTGGTGTTAAACAGGTTCCTGAAAAGAAAGAAGAAGGTGGTCAAGGTCTTGCTTGGAAGCCTTTTACAGAATTAGCAGACAGTTTATATAAGAGACAATTAACCGGTAATGCTGCCAAGGATGCGATTGAACTTGCTATGGGCATTGCTACACAGGAACAATGGAATAAGTTTTATCGTAGAATTCTTATCAAGGATCTGCGTTGTGGTGTGAGTGAGAAGACGGTTAATAAGATTGCAAAGAAATTAAAGTTGGACAAATATAAGGTTCCCGTATTTGAATGCATGCTGGCACACGATTCAGCAAATCACGAAAAGAAAATGACTGGTAAGAAGTTGTTGGAACCAAAACTGGATGGAGTGCGTTGCATCACAGTTGTAGATTATCAACAGAGATCAGTTACACAATACACACGAAATGGTAAGGTGCTGGAAAACTTTGGTCACATAACTAAAGCACTGGAAGGATACATGGATGAGATTGGTCGTTCATATGTGCTGGATGGTGAAGTTGTTTCTAATTCATTCCAAGACCTTATGAAGCAGGTACATCGTAAGGACAATGTACACGCAGAGGATGCCAAACTGTGTTTGTTTGATATCATTCCACTTGTTGAATTTAAGGCAGGCGAGAGCATTCAAGGCCAAAGACGTAGATCAAATATGCTAAAGACATTTGAAAAGATCTTTAGCGACACGGGCTGTATTGAAATTATTCCACAGACTGAAGTTGATCTTGACACTATGGTTGGCGAGGTAGAGTTTAAGGACTTCAACAAGAAAATGGTTGAAGAGGGTTATGAAGGTATCATGATCAAGGACATTGATAATCCGTATGAATGTAAGCGATCAACTTCGTGGCTCAAGATGAAACCCTTTATTGAGGTTTCATTGGAGGTAAAAGATGTCGAAGAAGGAACTGGACGAAACGAAGGTAAACTTGGTGCATTCATTTGTGAAGGCACTGATGACGGAAGAAGTATCAAGGTCAATGTTGGCTCTGGGTTTACTGATTCTAATAGGGACGAGTTTTGGAATAGCCGTAGCACTATTCCTGGACAAATTGTAGAAGTAAGAGCAGATGCTATTACGCAAAATCAGGACGGCTCATACAGTTTGCGTTTTCCAAGATTCTTGCGATTCAGAGGCTTTAAGGTAGGAGAAAAGATCTAATGAAAAAGATTTACTATTTCCTACGTTGGATGTTTGATTGGGGTCGTTGGTATCCTTTTCAAAAGCGTTACACAATTTATGCGATAGTTGGTATAGCAATTGCTCTAATAACAAAACAAAGAGAACTGTTTTGGTTACCAGCGATCTTTGTGTGGTTAGATTTTACATTTTGCATATTCAAGGAAAAGTGGGACAATTTTAACAAAGAACAGAACGAGATGTTTGATAACATCAAAGGCAAAAAGTAAATGACCAGAGACAAGAAAAATAACGATAATGAACTAACTACCGAAATAGAATTGAATAAATGTTATCAAAAATTTTACAATTTGCTGTCACAAGAGTGTACAAAAATTGATCCGTTGATCGTTGCTGGAACAATGATGGCATTGGCAACAAAGTTATACAAAAGTACCTTGGATATAGAAGATTTTAAAAGGGTACTATATTTTATGGCAGACAATTCCGATATGGTAGAAGAGTTTCCGGACATAAATCCAAAGACATTACACTAATGAAAAAGTTTACTGTAGACATCAATGTTGGAGATACAATAATGGTAGGAAAGTTTAAGAATGTTCCTGTCAAAGTAGTTGATATTCAATTTGATGATCACGGACAGCCTGTTATAATATCAAATGGTGGCAAGAAACACTTATTCAATTGCAGGGTTGACAAACTATCTCCAGGCGGCATGACCCCAGCACAAATACAAGCAAGAGCCAAATCATCCACAAAAACAAAATAGGAAATCATAACATGATCAAACTAACTCCTAAGCATTTCAACTCTATCACGGAAAGAGATAGATATGAGTTTCCTCTGTATTCTAAACCAATTTTAAACATTGCAACGCAGAACTCCAAGGCCACTGCTGTAAAATTTGTTGGTTCCATGAAGGAGCAGTTTTCTCAGTTTCTCAAAGACAGCGACACAAAGTCACTTGCTGATTGGGAAAAATGGTATGATGAAAGAGGGGGCAAGGAAAAGATTAAAATGGCAACGGATAAGTTGTATTCTATGCTACAAAAAATGCCGGTGGACAATGAGATATTTACGAGAGAACTTGCTCAAAAATACATAGAAGAACTCTGCTATAATAAAACACACTACGGAATGAGCGGAGAATATCATGCCGTGGTAGCAGCAGCAACATATTTTAATAAAGAATTTAGATTTTCAACAGCAGAAGAAGAAAGCATGGGAATAGATGCCTGGATTGGTGAAACTCCTGTTCAAGTTAAACCTCACGATTCAGTTAAAATGCACCACGTTCGAAATCATGCTGACGAAGAAAAGACTCTTGTTTTAACTTACGAAGCAAAGAAAGATTCGTGTTACATACACAATCCAGAATTTGTTAAATGAAACAGGAAAAGTGTTACTACAGAATTGTAGCAACCTTTAATTCGGATGAACCCATGAAATATTGTGAGTTGACAGAAACGGTTTGTATGCCGTATAATAAAATAATAGCCAGAGTAAATAGATATTACAATAAAGGCTATGACGACTATGGTAAAGCAGAAGCAGTAACACTTGAAATGTTAAGTAAGGAAGACATAAATGAATATAGAAGATATAACTCCAGGTAAGAGTTACGGTTGCAAATTTAAGGTCACAACAATGCTGGATACATTTGGACGCCCGGCACCTAATCTAAGTGACGTTCCGCTTAAAGGTCCTGGAGAGTATGAAGGATTTGGAATATTACAAAAGAGAGATCTTGAAAGTAGATTGGTTGAACTCTATGACGAAAAATCTAAAAAAATATTTAGAGTTTCCTTTGACGATATCTGGGACATAGATGATATTGAATACGTTTAGAACCAAGCATCCACTGCTTTTTGACCAGCGAGTTGTATAGAGTCATCCCAAAGATCATTATCGGCTTTTTCAAATATCCATTCTGGTTCTGGATCATGGGCAATTAACCAACTGCTTGATTTTGTGAATGGAGGAACTCCGTGCATTTCCATTTCAAGTTGTGCTGGTCCCCAACTGCAAAATCCACTTAAAATTTTAAACTGTCTTGGAGCATCGCCGTCAGCAATATGATGAAACATCGCCTCATTAGAAGTTAACTTCCAATCCTTATTCACGGTCATTGTGTATTCAGTTTCCCATTCATTTGAATGAATCATCCAAATACTTCCAGGATTTACAGGACCACCCCAATAAACGTTGAATGGTAATTCTTTATTGATACCTATTTCTTTAAGATATGGATTAATTGAATGCCTTGTTGGTTTATTTAAACAAAGAGCAAATGAGCCCGTGCTGTTGTATTGTGTTAACAAAAGAACAGTTCTGCTGAATCTTTCATCTAACATACTCGGAGGTGAAATTAATAATGATCCGGGTTTTATTTGCATTACGACCAATCCGGTAATGGGCCGCCGTATTTCTTTCCTTTGATTTTCTTACCGCGGACTTTAACTCTATCAGAACCTACCTTGTGACTCTTGCCACCATCTCTGGCTCTGTATCCCTGACTCTTGCAAGATGCAAGTTGTGAAGCACCAAGAGCAGAATCGGGTTTGCCAGATGTGCAAAGTGCTCGGCTTGCCGGTTCTTCATTAAAATGAACATCTAATATTTCACTGATTTTCATTATATTACTCCTGCTTCTGCTAAAACTGCTGTTACTAAAGTTGCCTTAGTATCTAAATCATCTGCTTCTCTATCAAGTTCATCGTCTTTAATTATTCTTTGCATCATATCCTGATACTCAAACTCTTCAAGTCCGCCTCCTTGATATTGTTCTGCTATTGCAATGGCCATTTTTGCTCTTTTTTCTGCCCACGGTTTGCCACATGCACTAAGTTCATTTAGAATGTCTAACATAGTTTATTATCCTTACAAGTATTTATCTTTGTCCAGGAAGTCAAACAGTTCCAAACGAGTCCTTGGATGTATGGCACTGTTTAGGAATTTTTGTAAATGATTGAACCAATTACCCATCTGTATAAAACGATTGTCTTGTATTCTATCACCCACTGCATAATATGAAGCAATGCCCAGGGTGGCATAATAGTCTATGTCTAATCCACGCTTCCTTCCATACTCGGGCAGCAAGGACACGAAGAACAGGCATTGGTCTGCATACTCTTGGAATAGATAGGCCCTGTTAAGTTGTTGCAATTGTAGGTAGCGTTCGCCAAAGGATGGCTCCGGGATTAGTTCAGTCTCCCTTAGCCTGCTTGATAGTAGTCCTACCAAGTAATCTTCCAACAGGTCCGGAATAGTAAATCCGGTTTCGTTGCAGTGTCTCTGTATGTGTGATCTAAACTGTTGCTGTATTTCCAACATAGCCTGATCTCCTCTACACAAATATTTAACATCATTTTCAAATCAGAATAAGTGCGTGGTTTTCATCTGGTCGATATAAATAAATCATCTTAAAGATGACTCCGCTTGTACATAAGCATGTGATCATAAGAGCGGAAGTGCTTAATCCGCCAACAGATGAAAAACTTGTGAGCGATAGCGTTCGAGATCTCATTGAACGGATAGGAATGAAACTGTTGATGGGACCATACGCCAAGTATGTTGAAATACCCGGCAACAGGGGACTCACAGTTGCAGCCATAATAGAAACTTCTCACATAGTAATGCACACCTGGGACGAGTGCAATCCTGCCGTAATACAACTGGACGTATATACTTGTGGACCGTTTGATCCAACAATAGTGTTTGCTTGGTTAGATCAGTATGGTGTTATCAAGATAGATTACAAGTATATTGATAGAGAATTTGATCTACACGAGATTCCACTAAAAGAACCACAACAACCTCAACAATATACCACTAAAGAAATTGTCCAAGCAATGGACAAGATAATGCTTCTTTAGTTCTTGTGTTATTTGTTTAATATTAAATTATAGTGATGCAGTCTTTGTTGTAGCATTTCCCTTTCCATGGGGTCCCGCTCTTTTTTTAGTTTCTCAATGATCTGCTGTCTAATCTCATGCGGAGATTGTTTTCGATTGTTTTGTTTTTTGTGTTTCATTATTGTTTGGGGGGAGTCTATGCTCCCCCTTGTGTGTAACTACCAGTTATTGGTAGATTTAGTAGACTGGTGCCCTAAGATTTTATCTTTGTTAGGACCATGTTTTACTACATACCCAGAAGTACCATTGGCATTTACTTCAACCTCTTGACGAGCTCTCCACAATTCCATTTCCTTCTTTTTGCGGGTTTGTTGCTCACTATATTGCTTGAGCATAAATGAGTGTCTATCCATGTCACCCTCCTTGTTAAAGTTAGGTGCGTTCCTTCGGTATAACCCTACTTCCATGCTAATGCACGAACGATATACATATTTAGCATATCAGCCATGCAAAGTCAACAAATTATTTTACCACTTTTACTTCTGGTGTTACCATAAT